ACAACTCCTTGAGGAAGAGAGAATATAACCCCTCCAGCAGGACCAGGAGGAACACCTAGTGTGGTTGGTATAGGATTGTGAGATAATAAATCGATAAGTACTTTTAATATGTTTACTATAATCTTTAATGATTTTACTAGTCTATGTAATTTTAATGCTCTTCTATTAGCTGAAGTTACTAACGTATCTACTCTATCTAAAGATTTGTTCATACTATTAAGTACCTTAGGAGGAGGGCATTTTTCTCTTAATTCATCTAAAATCTCTAAAATCTTTTTTTCTGCATACCTTCTAGCAACTCCTTCAGCGTAAGCAAGAGCTATAGAGGCATATTGAGCAAGATTAAGTTTAATCGATTTTAAAAATGAATGAGGCATTATTCAGTAAATGTTTTTCTTGATTTAATAGGTGATTGACCGTTAGGGTTGATATATCCCTGAAGGATATCTGCTGTAAATTTTAAGCTAACTCCGTAGCCGTTTAGGTTAGGTATAGATTTAAAATCTTGAGTTTTAGCAGATTTTAGTTTTCCAGATAAGGTTTTTAACTCATCTACTAGTATCTGTAAAAAATCTTCTAGTCTATGTCCGAGCACCACTGGTTCAGCTGATCCTAGTTCTGTATCTCTATTCTTTGAACCTACTCCAAGGTATATTTTCTTAGCATCTAAACTAATATAATCTTCACCATCTATACCTATGTCCTTTGAAGATATAGTTAAACTTTCGTTAGAAGAAATTAATACGTCTTCTTTTTTAGCGTTTAACACTATTCTATCAGAGTTAATAAGAATCTGTGCTCCTTTATACTTGTCGGCAATTATAGTTTTATCTACGTTTGATTCAAGTTTAGTACGTGCTTGATTTAACGGTATTAAGTGATCTGATGTAATATATATGCTAGAGTCGTCTTTGTTAATATCCTCTACAGTTGATTTTAGAATATCTCCATTAAACGGTCTTCCGTTACTTAGTATAGTAAAAGGTTTACCGTCGTTAGATTCGTCAGTAATAGTGTTTTTATTTCCTTTATATCCTCCTAATCTAATAGAGTTGCCAAACCTACCGTCTATAATATGATCTCCTGGGTTAGGGTAAAGTATGTTAACTTTGTCTAATTCTTCTATACCTTCACCGAGATCGGTTCTTTTTGCATCGTCGGGAGGAGCAGCGTTATGGTTAGAGGCGTTCCATACTGAAATTACTGTAGAGTAGTATATTTTAAGTTCACTGTCACTTCTATCTACTGATTCTCTAGGGCCAGGATTTATTATTACTATTTCGTTTTTTAACGGATATGTTCTAGCTGTGCTATCTAGTGGATAAGCTATATATAGGTTTTCGGGATCTTCTTCAAAATTATCTTCATCAAATAAATTATATCTAATAGCACCTATAGTTTTAGTAGCTTCATAGCTAGGGTGGTTTTCATCTAAGACAATATCATATACTCTACCTAATGTAGGTGGTGAGTATCTTCCATTTTCTGATGGGTTATAGTCTTGAGTAGAATTAAACCCTAATCCTAAATTAAGCATCTTCGTCTTCTTTAGAGTTTTCTGCTTCTTCCATCTGTTTATCTAATTCTTCTTGTTCTTCTATAAGGTCTTGAAGTTCAGAAAGATCGAATTCACTAGATTCTCCTTTTGATTGTGCTGTTTCTATCCTTTGAATTACCGTCGCTAACTTAATCAAATGCTCGTCATTCTTTACTCCTATCTCCATATATTCTTTAATCATAGGTACAAGCAGAGTAGCGTCTCCTATATTCTCTATAAGAGGTTTAAGTTCACCGATAAGTCCTTTTACTTGTGATTTAGTTTCTTTAGAGTTATCATAAATTTCTCCAAAGAGGTCGGATAGTGTTTTCCCTTTGAATATTTCTTTGTCTAAGCTCATATTGTTTTATAATAAATAGCCTATTCAATTTTATTGTGAAGATAACCTAGATCATATAGTTTTTGGTACTTAGCTTTAAAGTCTTCTTTTAATACAGTTACTACCTTAGTTAATTTTGGTGTATCGCAGTCTGTCATCTCTCTAATATAGATGTACAAAGCTTTTTTTCTAAATATATCTAAGTCGTGTCTTGTTCGAAATACAGTTAATACTGCATCTGCTATTTTTTGGTCTTCTTTCTTAATAAAAGTCTCTTCTAAGGTATCATAACAGCTTTCGATCCATTCGTCGAGAAATGTAGCTAGAGATTTAGCAGAAGGAGAGTCTAAGTCTAGTTTAGATTCATAAGATTCTTCTATATCGGTAAAGCTTCCTATTTGTTTAAGTTTCTTATAATTCTTATTATTGTAGTTAATAAGCCATCTCTTAACAATAGTACCAAAATACGAGTATGCCTTAGCACCATTGGTAGGGTCAAACTTCATAATCTTTTCTTCTAGTAGAACTGATACTATTTCGTGCTTAAGATCTTCAATTTTATCAACATCAGTATAGTAAAACTTAAATGTATGTATAATATTCTCTGCTAGCTTGTAAAAAGGTATATAAATATGATCTGTAAAGATTTTATTTCTATAATCTTGATCTGTAGATGTGTTGTATTTTACTATGTATTCTTCTGTCTCTTTTGTAAAGTAGTTAGCTTTCGCTCGTTTCCTTGCCATAATTTTGGGGGAGCATATAGTCGTTTAGTTGCTCCTGTACTGCTTTCATTTGGTTAAAAAATTCACCAACTTCATCATCTGACTGAAAGACCCCCTTGTCATCGAGATTTTGTAAGTGTTGTCTTGACTCACCTATAGTGTTTGATATATTTTGTAAGTATCTTACTTGATCTTGTGTAATATCTTCGTATTTTTCAACTTTTACTAATAGGTTTCTAATAATATAAGCAGAAATAATCAGTAAGGCAACTAATATACCGAGAATTATGTAAAATGTAGTAGGATTTAGTTCCATATTATAAGTTTTTAAGCATATTTTGCAGGCCTGGAGAGGAATTTACTCGTTTTCCTGTAGATGCTTGTGTTTTCTTTACTTTTGAAGTAGCTCCACCAGTAGTTTTAAGCCAAATATCGTATTCTACCTTGGAAGCCATGAAATCTGCCATGTGTAGTACGTATACTATGTTAGTTTTCATCCTAGAGTTAGGGTTATGGCTGTAGAAGTACGCTTCATTAGCTTTATCGAACACTCCGTCGTGTAGTCTTATACCTAAAAACTCGTTATGACTGACTTTTATACCAAACTTCTGTAAGATATATAGAGATCTATCGGGAATAAGCATAAAAGGTAGGTCTGGATTAAAGTTATACATCTCATGTAACTTATCTTGCCTCCATTTATCAGTCTGAGGTATATAATTATGTGTATCACCATCACCTAGTTTACCTAAATCATGAAATATAGCACTAAATACTAATTCTTCATCGGTAAAGTCTATAGTTCCACCCATTTCTTCGTATAACCTCTTAGATTTTATAGCATACTCTACTACTCTATTAACGTGATCTACATATCCACCGGGTATAGCATTATGATGCCATGTTTTAGAACTAGCAGGTGCCATAATATATGTTTCACCTATATGTTCTATTAGTTCTTTTACCTTATCCTTACGATCACCTATGTAAGTATCTACTATTTTAAGATGTTTCTCGTAATTTGAATGGATTTTCTCCGCTGTTAATGTCATATTAGATTAATTACTATTATTATTATATTTATTTATATATCTTTATATATTTATATATACCTTATTATTAAATATTTTAATATATAATTAAGATAATGATAATTTTGCAGAAGATCAACTATTTTAGTATAATTTTTTGAAAATATTTCTTCTTTGTAGTGTATTCTCCTGCTTCCCACCATATATCTACCTGTAAATTAAGAGTTTTCCCTGATAATTCTGGTTTAACCCCTATAATTTGTGATATGATAACCTTATCTCCAACTAATTTACCAAAAGTCTCCCTGTCTGCTGAGTTTATTTCATCAAAACTATAAGAATTACGGATAAAGTAAGTCAAATTCCCCGACCAATATCCATAAACTACCGGAACTCCGTTATATCTCCATTGGCTTGACGTAGGAGTAGCGTGAACTTCTATAGTAAAGTATTGAATTTTAGGGTTATTCTCATCTATATCGAATGTAAACGTGTTATTTTCTACTATAGGCTTAATAATAGCAGTGCAATCTCCCCCTAAACAGGTGGGTTCGGCAAGAGGTTCGGGGGCGCATGATAGGAATAGTGCGAAGCCCGCCGCGCAAAACGCGCGAAGTTGCCACGA